GGCAATACTGTTATCTGGCAAGCGCACAATTTCTCGATCTGACTCTAGCCACGGGATGGTTTTATCTTCTAGTACATCATGACTTACGGCGGGCAAAAATGCGATTTCATCGTCTGTTTCTTTCACGCATACGATTTTGCCATTAATCATTTTGTAGAACATTTACAGACTCCTTAAATAAACAACGTGACAAGCAATCCATGTATTAGCGGGGACAGCTACAGCTCTGCTACACATGTACATATTGCCGTTTGTACTAACACCAACATAAGCGCCATAGAACGTAGAAGAGTCAAGATAACACATAAATGCAGTGTCTCTTATAGCCTTCGGAAAACCTGTAGCAATCTGTTTCTCTGAATACGCAGCTAATTGACTGCTCAACTTAAAATATCCTGCTGCATGAACAACCTGTCCTGCACACGCATAGTTAAGTTTTGGGTTATTATTGACAACATTCGACGTATTACGTGACGCATTTGTTGTATTTGTTATTGCACCTGCGAGTAGAGCTTTAAACGCATTATATGCTGTTGTTTGTCCTGTGCCGCCAAGATTGATACCATATGGCGGGACTGGACCGATTAAAACCCAGTCAGTCCATGCAACAGGTTCCCATGACCTATACCAGCGTTTATAAATCGCATCGCTAAACGTAATCAGTATTTGTGTCTCTACAGATGGCAAAACGACTAGAGTAAACGCCAGGTTCACCCCACTAGGACGGTTCGATATTGTTTGAGCCGACGCATTGCTGGCACAGTAATAAATCCCAGTTGTTTTATAATTGTTAAGATTACTGTTATTTGGGATTTCAGTTTGTAGTGGGAAATAATTGTGTGTATGATTGGACAGACTGAACGTGTTGTCCTTTTTCACCGTCAGCGCGCCGTTGTTTGCAGTGATACTTGTGACGGCATTGCCGTTTCCGGTTGTACTGACTGTCGTCACAGTATCCTTCGCCGCGATTGTAATTTTATCGTTCGTCGCATCAGCGGTTAGCGTGATATTGTTTCCGGCTACTAACGTAAGTGTGTCGCTCTTCGTATCAGCCGCGACATTGGTATTGTCGATAAGTACGCTGGCAAAGGCGTTCTGGTTTACCTCTGCTCCTGCGGAGATACCGTCCAGCTTGATCTTATCTGCCGCTGTCATTACGCCGTTCTTCGTTGTTGTCGCAGTATCAACAAGCGTGATGACGTGATTGCCCCGCCACGTCAGCTCACCATTTGGAGTGCCTTGTAAAATGCTCTGATTATCCTCATCAAGGGCATACAGTTTAAAATATCCCGGCTCTGTTGAATATGAGCTAGACCGAAGTCCAAGCAACGCACCGTCGCGATTAACATAATTCCACCCTAAATCGAAGGTTTCACTCGTATCAGGGTTTGTGAGGTCGGAACCGATATTGATGATATTTGCTTCGCGTCCGCTTTGAGACGTGCGTATAATCGGGTTATCGGTCAGTGAGCCATATTTGACTGCGTATGTAACCGCGGCGTGCTCCTGCGTCTCGTACGTCTCCGGGATCGCGTCGAACGCGGCCTTGTCCTCAGCGGTCATCAACCCACGCCGGTCAGACGTGGCGTCCACCAGATCGCTGTCGAGCTTTTCGCACAGCCGGCGCAAGAAGTTTATGATCCGGTTCCAGACGGCGCGCCCATGGTCAAACGAGTAGTCACCGTTGGGGATGCCCGGCCACTTGTAGCTCATGCGGGGTCTCTCCATTCATAGCCGTTTGCCGTGCGCGTCAGCACTTGGCCAGGCTCGCCGCCGGTCAGGACGGTCATCAACAGCTCCAGGTTGTCAGCCACGCCGCTGATCTCCTCGACCGCAGCAGTCGCACGCGTCGCCGCGCGGCAGCTCTTGCGCGAGCACGCGCACGCCTGTGAGGCGATCTCGCCCGTCGCCGTGGCCAGCTCGTCCATCTGGGCGATGTAGTCCGTCGCCTGTCCGACGGCCGCCTGCGCCCGTGCCACCGCCTCATTCGCCGCCGTGATCGTGCTCTCCAGCGCGCTCTGCGAGCTGTCCGCCGCCCGCATCAGTCCCTTGATCTGGCCGACCGCGTTGATCAACTGCGTCACGATCGGATTGATCGTCACCCATTCCATCGGATCGGAGTGCCGGCCGTCGGCGATGCGGATCGCTGGGTCGATGTAGGTGCCGCCCTCGCCGTCGGGGATAAAGATGGACGTATCGCGGCCGTCAAGGATCGTCGCGGGCGGATCCTTCGCGAAGACCTTGGAGCACTTGCCGTCATAGATCGGGATGCGGGCGATCCACCTGATGAATGGCCACAGAGTGCCGTATGCCTTGCAGTAGTAGTCATGAGCCCGCTGGGCGTTGCTGTACGCCTTGACCGCCTCTGCCTCCGCCGACTGCGCCGCACTTTCAGCCCGCTCCGTGTAATCGTCCACGGCGTCGACCACGCGCTGTGCGGAAGCCGCGGCAGCGTTGGCGCTGGCCTTCGCCGTGTTCGCGCCGGCCGCCGCAGTGTTCGCCGCCAAGGCTGCCTGCTGTGCTGCCAGTGCGGCTGCCGATGCGCTCGACGCCGCGTTCTGCGCCCGCGTGCTCATCTCCTGCGCCAGCACGCCGGCAGCGTGCAGCGCGTCGTAGTCGACCGAGGGCGCGTTCTCGGCCACGCCTGCCTTGATCGTGCGCTTGAGTTCCTCTTCCAACTGCTGGACCATCTGCACGATCTCGTCAAACTCCGCCTCGATCGCCTCGGCCTCCAGCGTGCCCTGATTGACCAGGTCGAGCGACTGCTCAAGCGGCAGCACGCGCAGGATCGTCAGCGTCTGCGTGGCCGTCAGCGGCGTGCCGTTGACGGGATATGTCACCGTCTTTTCGTCCAGGTTCACGGTGTAATCGTTGAGCACCCGCGCCGTCGTGCTGCCGGATGTGACATACAGCTTCAGCCAGTCCTCATCCGCGCACGGGAACGGGTACGGCCAGACGCGCGCACTGCCGTTGCCGGTGTACTGCACTTTGTTCGTCGTCGTGTGTACAGTCATTTCACCACCTCCAATAAAGAAGGCGGCCTCTGCCATGAGACCGCCTTATGTTATTGATGCCGTCTGCTCAGCCTCATGCCGAACAGTATCCGCGCTGCGTCGCCACCGTCTTCGCTGCGGATGATCCGTCGAATGCGGTTCACCGCAGTAAATGGGAACGGCGCCAGCAACGACAACCCCTCCAGCGAGGCAACCAACGCGCGTTCACGCTTTGTCGAACCGTCGCTGTACATTTTATCTGCGTCGTCCGCCGCCATGCCGCCGAACCCCTGCATCAGTTTTACGAAAGGAGCCGTCAATGCCGAGTAATTCGACTGACCAAAACCACGACCCGACATCGACTCTATCGCGGCCATGATCTCCTTGCCGATGACAGGAGTGGCGCCCACCTGCTGTTTCACAAGCTCACGCATATACCACATGATCCAGTTATCATCATCGTCCGGGCCACCAGTTACTGCGCCCATCAGCAGCGCCGTCAGCGCCAGCGCGGCGACCGTCGCTAATTTCTGTTTACCTTCCGGCTTGTGCGTCAGATCATACACGCTCATGCCCCATGTGTTGGCGGCGTCAGATGTGAAGATCATCATCAATCGGGCAAGTCCGTTCTGGTTCCACACTCTGGGCATGTCCTTAGCAAGCGGCGTCTGCTGCGTCAACGCCACAGCGCGCTGCGCTTCTCGAACTGCGTCGGCTTTGGACAGCCCATGCTTCAGGTTGCTCTGATACGTTGCCCACCAGCCGATCGCGCTGACAACGCGGTCCATGTACGAAATAGGAGCTTGCAGTTTTTTCAGCGCTTTCATGTACGCACTGTCGACTTTTCCGTATTTGCGCGCGTCCTTCAGCACCTGCAAAAACGCATCCGGCGCACGGTTTTTCATCTGAGGATCAAGCTCGTAGACTTTGTTCAAAAATCCTTCTCCGCGATTTCCCGACCACACATCCGCCAAAAACTCGCGTGCGCTTTGAGCGATAAACTTTGGTCCCGCCGTGATCAAAAAGCGCGGCAGCGAAGTGACCTGTTTCAGCACTGTGCCGAAGTTCAGCGTCAGATAGGCGATCGCCATATTGTGACCAAGGTATGAATACCACTCATCAAGCGCGGCCGCTGCGGTGATGTTTTGCCCCTGGACAGCGATATTCGTGTATTCGCGCAGATAGGCCAGTGCGTCGCGCCCAAAGGTATCGACGATCTTGCGCCCAACGGTCACACCGTTTTCGTCCTGCTTCATCAGAATCGACCGCAGATCACCGGCGATCTTGCCGTAAGCCGCCGTATGCTCCTGCACCTGCACCTGATCGTGCCACAGCGAGATCAGGCCGAGCTTTATCGGCTTCTGATCCTCGTCGTCGATCTCCATGCGTTCCTCCAAAAAGCCCTTCTCCAAAGAGGCGTTTTGCGCGCCTCTGGTCTGGGCCTCGCCTTCGATCATCTTGTTCTCGTCGATATCGAGGATGTTGTTCAGCGCCTGAGCTGAATATTCAAGTCGCGCCATGGGGGTGTAGTTTGCTTCCTGTTTCATGCCCTGATTGAACGCTTCGATCAGGGCGTTGTTGATCCGCTCAAAGTGCGTATCAAAGTCTGCGATCACCGCGTCGCCAAGCTGGCGTTCGGCGTCCGTCAGGGCCGCGACACAGCGAGCTGCGTGCTCCTGCACGGCCTCTTCGCCGCCCTGCATAAAACGCAGCCGCATGTTGCCATACAGGATCGCCTTCCGGCTCGATTCGTTTTTCAGCCCGGCATAGATGTGGATCAGCTGATCGACAGAATACATCTGCCCGTCCACATTGCGCAGTTCGTTCAACCCGTCGAAGTTCAGGCCAAGCTGCTGCATCCGCTCTTCCATCGCCTCAAAGCGCGCCTGCGAGTATTTCAACTCCACGTCCAGCGCCTCATTGATCAGGTCGACACAGTAATGCGTCCAGGCACTTTTGTAGTCGCCCTTGCCGCCGCCCAGCCAATCGAAAAAGCGGTTTGCCCCAAGTGTGTTGGCAAGCGTCCAGTCTTTGCCCTTTTCGAGTTTTCCTTTGACGCCCTTGTACTGCTTGCCCAGGTCTGCCGGGCCGACGATCGTTTTCACTTCCGTCTGCGGCGCCTTGCCATTGCCAAGCGAACTCATCAAGGCATCAAAGCCTTTCTGCCAGCGATGCTTGCGTTCTGTCTGCCAGCGGTCGAACTGGGCCCGGCCGATCCTGACCATTTCCTTAATGTCCTGACGCAGCACGCGCACATCGGCCAGCGTCATGTCATTCAACGTCACTGTTTCTAGCATCTTGACATAACGCTGCACCGACGGAAGATACTGTGACAGTTCGGCATCCGGCGTCGGTTCGATGTAATCAAGCAAAGCACGAGCTTCGGCCAATTTCTTTTCGCTGAGCCGGCGCAGAGTATATCCGTCCAAACGCTCTTTGATCTTCTGCTGCATCGCCCAGGACAGGCATTTACTTACCAGCGCCTTCTTCATGAACTTAACAGCCTTGTTGATCTCGTCACGCTCGGCCTTGCGCTTGCGCTGCGCTTCTTTTAGCGCGGCGACTTTTGCACGTACTTGCGCCGCGCGTTCTTTCTGCCTCGTTCTTAACTCGCCGATACGCCCAATCAGGCGCGATTTCAGCTCAGCAATTTTATCTTTCTGCCGAGCTTTTACCTCATCGGCCTTCTCTTTCAGCTTTCCGATACGTTCTTCCTGCCGAGTCTCCTGACGTTCCATGCGCTCAGCAGCACGTTTTTTCTGACGTTTCAACAGATCAGCTGATTTCGTTTTCTGCTGCTCGACGCCTGCCTTTTTACCAGCATAATACGATTTACGGCTCTCGCGCTGTGCCCGCTGCCAAGCTTGCCGATCCGCCTCGATCTGGCTGATCAGCTCATCATCGCGCAGCAGACCGGCAGCGCGGTCGGCAGCTTCCTGCGTGGGGATGCTTTCGTGCACAGCGTCGGCTCCGTTATTGTGCATATACGGAGTTTGTGATACAATTTCATTAGACGAACGCTCATGCAGAGAGGATTGCTTCTCTGCCATCTGTCCGACGCGCGCTTGAATCCCGTCGGAGTGACCGTTCGTCTTTTTTTGTGCCGTCTCTTCATATGCGGTCACAACGAAAAACTCCAGCCTTGCGTCGTTGTAATGACGTAAGTAAACGACTTCATCGCCGATCCGATAAGAAGCCCTGGTTATGTGCCCGTCTTTTTTAGACTTGCGCACTTCAAGCTCGCCGTTGGCTATGATATCGGCGATCCGGGAAAGAATGCCTTCACCGTGTTTGGCAATGATATGCGCCAGACCAAAGCCATCTGAATATTTCTTTTCCGCCGTGCCCTGTTTGCCCCACGCTACATCAATGTCGCCGGCCTTGCCTTCACCGAGGCGTGAATCATGCATCGCTGCTTGTACTGTATTTACGCCGGCGCTGCGATCTGCTACCTTTTGGATGGCTGCCAAACCGTTTTTGGCATTGCCTGCTGCTTCACGCTGCCGCACCTCCTCGCTGACGGGGTAGTACCGCGGCTTTTTCTTTGCCTTGTTTTCCAGATGTTCCGGCTTCTTGATCGTATCGAGAATTTCGCGGATCAGGTCCTGTTCCTTCGTAATCTCCGGTACGCGGCTTTGCAACTTTTTATAATCGCTTGTTTTCTCGTACAGCTTTTCAAGCTGCGAACGAATCGACTGTCTTTCTTCCTCACTCTGAGCTGTCAACAGTTTTTTTCTCAGTTCCTGCTGATGTCTGGCAAACCCTTTGTAATTATTCTCTTTGTTGTCCTGAAGGGACTGCAGTTCCTTTTGAATCGACTGCATCTTCTTATTCAGCGTCCGCAGTCGCTTTGCCGCGTAGTCGCGAACCTCGCCGTCATCCATCAGGTAGAACAGCCAGGGCAGCGTCTCCTCGGTGATCGCCACATTCAGCCCCTTGGTGATCTTCGGCTCCTGCGCCATCAGACGATCATACAGGTCCTGCGCGTCGTTTACGTGGATGCCCTCATGCTCCAGCTCGGTCACAAGCGTGTCAAACGCCGCGCCGTCCTTGCGGAACAAGCTGCGGTCACGCGCGCGCAGCTCCTTTGCCTCGCCTTCGCCCCACGTCGCCACCACCGAATCATACTTGATGCCGCCCAGCTTGCGGATGGCCTTGACCAGCTCGGGCCTGCCTTCGGCCAGCGCGTCGCCCATGCCGTCGATCAACTCATGCGTCACCCATGTGGGCATGTTCGCCTCGTCCAGGCCGACCGAATCCCATTGTGCCGACATCACACGCGACAACGGTTTGAGTTCGTCTTCAAGCTCACTGATCCGCGCCTCGGTCATGGTGCCGATCTCTGCCAGCTGCTCTACTGTCGTGCTGGCCGCTTCGATCTCGTCCTTCGTCATCAGCAGATGATCGAACACTTCGCGCACGTCGTCCGACAGTTCCACGTCAAGGCGGGACACGTCGCGGTAAATGTCGATCAGCCATTGTTTCAGTCTGGCAAAAACTCCGCGCATCTCGGGCGTGGGCGCAACGCCTTCCATCAGATAGGCTTCCCACGAACGGGCAAAGCGTTCCTGTGCTTCTGTGTAGCGTGCTCTTGCTTCGCCGCTGAACGTGTGCCGGTTCGCCAGATCAAGGTCTTCTATGCTCAGATACGTCCGCAGCGTCTCAAGGTCGTTATGCGCCAGCTCGCTGCCGCTCAATGCGTCGGTAATGAGGTCGTCAAAGAACATGTGCCCCAGTTCGTGGAAGAACGTCGACCTGTCAGCATCCTTGAACAGTGTGATGATGCCCTCGCCGTTGGGTCCGATCTGGATGCTGCCGCGAACCTGCTGAGGCTGGGACTGAAAAAACACGTTCTGCTCCCGTGCCGCCTGCTCGGCAATCTGCTGCCGCGCCGCCTGGTCGCCGTCAGGGTATTCATACAGCCTGATGCCGCGCTCTTCAAGCTTCTGCCGCAGTTCTGCCGGCGTCGAAGCGGGCACCACCGCTGCTCTGAACTCGCTCACGTCCACCAGCCGGCGGGGCTTGGCCTCAAAGTATTCCGTCTTCGCGCCCGCGAGAACGTCCTTATACTTCTGCGCGGCGGCCTTCGTCTCCTTGCTCAGATCAGAGATCCCGGTGATGCTTTCCAGCGTGCCCTTGCCGGCAACCCAATCGGCCAGCACGTCGGCCGCCTTCTCCTGCACTTCCATCGGGCCCAGCTTTCTGTCGGCACGCCACAGCTGATGCTTCAATTCGTACACAGCGCGGGTGTAGGCTGGATAGCCAACTTCGGCACACCAGCTCATCAGGTCGTCAGCCGTTGCAAGCTGTCCTTCGGCCTCGTGCATTGCCGCAACGGTGTCGAACTTTTTGGCCCCGGCGATCCTCACCTTGTCTTCGCCATAAGATTGCAGCCCTTCGTCGACAAGCATGGCGCGCAGCACGTTCTCCGCGGTGTACGGCAGCGCCTCATCATTCACCATCACGACCGCGCGCCCCTGTTCATCATATTCAGGGTCCGGCACCACAGGCGTCTGCATGTCGGTGCTGAACACGTCATTTGCCGCGTTTTGCTGCGGGTCGATCATGTTCTTGTCGCCGATCAGCGTGATCTCGCCGTAGTGCGTGGCGCCTTGCTGGCCGCGCCTGCCGATCGCCAAGCTGGGCATCGGCAGCTGGCCGTCGAAGTTAGCAAACGCCTTTTCCAGCGCCGACACGTCGATCCCGTGCGTGGCGATGAGGGTGTTGGAAGGTGCGGCGGATTGGTAGAACCGGTTGCCGTTAAACTTTCGGTACTTGACAAGATCAGCTTCGGTACTTATACTGCTAGGTAATCTCGATGGAGCAAGAGCTTTGGGCAATTGGAGCCCTCCGACGCTACTCCATCGGGATATTTTTTTTCTGTTGACGTACTTAAGCCGGCCAGTCAAATTTCCATTTTTATCGACGACCTGTTTAATAAACCACTTATTGTTGGGGGTCCCTGTCTGGGGATCCCCTTTTCCGTAGAATGAAGTAATCTTCGCGGGCGAATTCGGGTCAGTCGGGTCCATCTGCAAACGTACAGGTACAACGATCGCTGCCCCCTGATCGTCTTCAAGCTCCAGCATCGCCACCAGCGATGTGCCAGGATGACTGGCCGAATCAAACACCATAATGGGGTCGGCCAGCGAGCGCACCAGTTTTTTCATCAGCGCCGGCTTGACCTCACCTGAATGCTTGCCTGAGATCGTGTGATTGAAGAACGTTTTATCGGCCACGATCTCGCGCACAGGCGCGCCGGCCAGCTCAAGCGCTATCGGCATGTCCATGACGTGAACAATGTCATGATCACCCATTTCACCGATCAGGTATTTGTCAACCGCTTTCGCCCAGGCGATGCTGTCCTGATGAAGTTTCCCCTTGTACCTTCTTTCGACCTGATTCTGATAGAAGATATTCTCCCCTGCGTCGAACGTCCCGCGGTTGTCGACGGACTTGATCTGTTCGGGCGTTGGAACGGAAATGACGGTGCTCTCATCGCTGTAGCCTCGACCGGCGGGGCCTTCGTCGACCACATTCGCGAAGATCACGCCGTCATAGGGGACTTCCACCCCGTCAACGTAATCGCCGCCGTAGTAGCCCCTGTACACTGCGCGGGCGATCTCGTCGGTCGTCATCTCGCCAGAGAGTGAAACCTGATAGTTCTGGTGCTCCGGGTCGTCCAGCTCCCTCTCGATGTAATCCCAGGCCTCGTCCTCGTTCATGAACGGCGTGCCGTCCGCCTTGCTGTAGATCGCGTCGCTGTAGTCCAGGTCAGTGATCGTGATCTCGCCAACGTTGTCCCAGTTCTTGCCCTGGGCGTCGACAATGTACGGATGCTCCATCTTCAGGAAGACAGGATAAATGTAATGCTCACTGTCAAGCGGCAATGTCTCGTCGTACTCATCGACCACGAGATTGCCGCTTTCGTCGTATTCGGGGGCCAGCGTGTTTTCGACGCCGCCGGCATACGTGCCAGCGATCTGCTTCCGGTCGCTGAAGAACGCGCCGGCGTCGGCCGTCTTGTGCGAGCCGGCGGTGTCAAATTGCGTAAATCCCGCCTGTGTCGTTCCGTGATAGACGATCTTCGGCTCGCCGTTCTCGTCGACGACCTTAGAATTTCCGAACCACTCCCGGAAGCGCCGGGTCCGCACCATCTCCCACACGCCGGCGGGGAGGTTCGAGTCGTTGCCGTTCGGGGCTTTCAAGTACGTGCCGTTCTTCTCCGCCTCGCTGCGGATGATCGCCAGCTCGTTCTTGATCTCCTGCACAACCTCGGGGCGGACATTACCGTTTTCGTCGTAGTCCTCGGGCTGAAACAGCTCCTGATTAAACACGCCGCTGTTGCTCTCGGCAATGTTCTGTGCGGCAGTTTGAGCGGCGTTTGACTGTTCGGCCGCCCGCTGCACTTGCAGTTGATGCAGTTCTGCCGGAAGCTGCCCTCCCTGGCGGGGAATGCCCAGCTCGTCGGTGCCAAGCTCCAGCGAGCGGCGCAGCAGATGCTTTGCATAAATATACGAACCGTAGTCCGCTTCTTCTTCACTGCGCCCGGCTGCGACAAGCGATTCTTTTACCTCATCACGCACCGCGCGCGCCGAAGCGGCAAATTCGTTATCGGCGTTCAGCGGATCAGCGGCGTTGTCCCGGATCTGTTCCATCATCCTGGCGCGTTCGGCGTTCGTCGCGCGGAAGGCGCCTTCGCGGACAACATCCTTTGTTGCCTCCGCAAACGCCGGATCTTCACGGGCAAGTGTCTCGTATTTCTCACGCGAGATCATCACCTCGCCTGTGCTTTCCACAATGTCTTCCGGTGTAATGCCAAGCTGTTCTTCTATCGATCGTCTTGCCGGCGCTTCTTCTATGCCAAGTTTCTGATTCACCGTCAGGGGCTTGGCTTCTTCTTTTTCAAGCGCCGACTGGTTGAACGTCTGTAAGATTTCCTGAGGGATGAACACCACTTCGGCGGCCTTCTGATCCGCTGTCTGTTCACCTTTCTGCATTGCTTCAACACGGGCATTGATGTTCGCCCGCAGCTTCATTTCCGGCGTATTGCGCAGCGCTCGTGCGCCCATGCCGGCCATACCGGTGCGAACCAGAGCGCCGGGCAGCATCCCCGGTACAAATTCTTTGGCAGCCTGCCACATCGTGTCTGCCACGCGCTCCGCGGAAGAAACAGAAAACACCTGGTCCAAGGCGCCGATCAGATCCTTTTTGTCGGCAAGCCACTGGCCGGCCGCTTCCGTCACCACATCGACCGCTTCCTGCAGGCCTTCTTCACCGATCTCCGCGGCGGCAACTCCGGCAAAATCGAGCGCACCATGCAGCACAGCGCCGCCGACGGTCGGCACCTTCAAAAGCGGCGCCGGGCCGTTTTTCCAGATCAGGCTCAGCAGTTTATCATGCAGTCTGCCGGGCAGCCTGAAGGGGCTTTTGATCTGAAACATCGGGATATACTGTCCCATTCTGGCGAACATATCAAGCTCGATCGCGGCCTTCACAGCGCCGCCCGCTATTGCCAGACGCGATGCCAGCTTTTCGTCAAGTCCCTGTTCAAGCAGGGTGTTGAAGCTTGAAGTTGTTTCCAAATTTAACGTCTCTTCAAACATGCCATGCGTCATCGCCAAAGGAACACCGGCAGCAAGGCCGGCCATGACAAGTCCGGCCAATCCCCCGGTCCCCACTGTCGCCAAAGTGCCGGCCGCCAGTGCCGCGGCACCAGACGCAGCTCCGTATGCCGGCACCCACTGGGCGCCGCGCTTCATGCCAAGCCCAGCCTGCGCATACATACTGCCCGCTGCCTGAGCGATCCACTGCAGCGGATTCGACGCTCTTTCATTCTGCCGCCTGATCTGAGCGTCCTGCTGACTTTTCAGCCAGGCGATGTACTGATCTCTATCTTCTTTCGACGCCTGCCCTGCGGCGACCTTGGCAATGTAGGGCATACTTGCTTTCGCCGTCTGAGCGTCGGCCACACGATTTGCTGCCGACGACAAGAACGCGTCTACGACATTCTCGTAATAACGCGTGTAACCGCCCAGCTTTTGATACAGAGCCTCGTCTGTGAGGAACATCCACGGATCAAGGCCTACGATACGAGCGTCGTACACACGTTTGGCCACATCCTGCTCCGACATGCCTTTAAGCGACGCGATCGTGCCGATCTGCCTGTTCAGCAGCGCCGCGTCAGCACGCTTCCTGCTTTCCGCGGTGCGCCCCAAACGCTCGTCAAGCTGTGCCGGCGTAAGCTTTTCGTCAAACAACATCGTCAGCGCTTTATCGTTGAAAAGCTCCACAAGTCGGTCATCGCTTACTCCCTGCTGCCGATATTTATCGACCACGCCAGCCAGGGCCGGATACTCTTCTTTCAACCAATCCACCGGCGGGGCGGGCTGAAATGATTCTGTCGGCTGAAAATACGCCCAGTTCTCGCGAAGTTCCGACGTGTCTGCTGCCGGCAACGAAGATGCGACCGGTGCAGATACTGTGGGGATGTTCGCCGGCGCCGCGTCCGATGCAGATGCGGCCTGTACGACGGACAGCGGCTGCGCGTTCACCGCCTGATCTTCCAGCTCCTGTTCCGTAGGCATGGTCACCGTGTCCTCGAAAAAGTCGCCTGTATCGCTGAACGTATTATTGAGTATTCTTTCAAGATCAGGCATGGTGCCCTCCTTCTATTTTTTCTTCGCGCTCAGGGCGCTGTCGATGTCTGCTTTTACAGCCTCATCTTGTTTTTCCTGTTTAGGATCCGGTGTTTTTGAAGCCGCCGCCGCAGAGATGTTTTTGAGCAGCCCTTCGGCAAGGGCGCGGCTCGTCTTGCCATGCTCCGCCGCCTTTTTATCGCTCTGCAGTTTATCGAAATACTTGCCTCTGTCGTTGCGCCATCCCAGCCCGAAGAATGCATTTAGCGAGCCGCTGTCCGCAAGCGTTTTGGCCGATTCATCCGCGACGATCTCCTCATAGTCATCAACGTATGTATCCGATTTGGGATCAAGATACGACGCGCGGCTGTTGATCGCAGCCTTGCAGCTGTCGCGTGCTGTTTTGGACACTCCGAGCTTTGAAAGTTCTGTCTGCGTGTCGTTAAGGTAGGCACGAGCATGATTTTTCTGCATTGTCGGCAGTGTCCTGATAATGTACGTTGCTTGTGTTTTTTCCGTCTTTGTCAGATAGGCGCCTTCATACAACTGCGCCACTATGTCTTCGGTAGCGGTCCCGTTCAGGATGGCTTCATGCAGCGCTGCACGGCATTCGGTCCGTGCCTCTTCGCTGACGCCCATTTTTTCTCCGATAGCGGCCAACTGTTTTTGCTCTGACCATGAACGAAAACCATCGGGACCGGGATGCTGCCCTTCAAGGTAGTTTTCAACGCCATTGCGTTGCGAAAGGATGCGATTACGGCTTAGCGCCCTGTTAATGTAACTTTCGCTAAGCTCTCCTTTCAATATTTTTGCTTCCAACACAGACGCCGGGACTGCCTTGCCCTGCGACCAGTACTCTTTGACGAGCGCGTCGAAATTCGCTCTGTGCGCTGCACGCTCCGCTCGTTCCTGCGAAGCGATCCCCATCTGCCGTTCTGTCCATCGTGCTCTGGCGGCTGTGATCATCTTGTTTTCCATTTCGCCTTCGTAGTTCTTGTGGATCCAGGCAAGCATGGACCTTTCGTCCCTGAACCGCCCCACCAGTGCATCTGTCGTCTCCTGCACCTTGATCACGTCCAGCTTGTTGTCGACAGCCTTTTTCACCTTGAGGTAATCGTCGCCGGCAAAGTCGCCCTTGTGCTTTTCAAGATAGGCACCGGCGGCCTTTGGGCTTTCTTCCAGCATCGCAGCGACGCGCTGCGCCTGGCACTGACTCAGGTACTCGCGCATCTTCGAGTCTCTGACCTGATCGCCGTACGGTTCCCACTGCTGCGAGATCGCGCTCAGACCAAACTGCACGTTCTCATTGAACGCGTTGTCGTCGGCGTAGCACAGCGCGATGTTCGACAGCGTGTCCGAGGCCATCGCCTTCCACTCCTGCTGCTGCGCCGCGTCAGTCTCGCGCTGCTCGTGCGTCATCACCGACGACAGCGAGGCGTTGTACAGCGCACTCGTCGCCTCGACGAAGCGGTCACGCGCAGCGCCGCTCATCTTGTAGCGCTTGGCGATGTCCTCCATCGTCTTCGACGAGAACTCGTCATACTGCAGACTGATGCCGAACACGTCCTTGCCCTTTTTGGCGAAGACGCCGGTATCCTTGGCGTGCAAAAACTCCGTGTTGGAGCGGCGGTATTCGTTCACCGCGGAGGCAAGCATGAACTTGTCGCGGTTCTCCTGCATCTTGACCAGGCCCAGCCGGAGCGACTCCACGCCCTGGGCAATGCCGGCTGTCGTGTCGATCGGCTTGACCGCCACGCCGGCAGCGCCGTCGGGCACGCTGACCTGCGTGCGGACGCTGGGGATCTGCGGCGCGACCTGCTGCTGATAGACGGGGACTCTCATCGGCCCATCCCCGCGTAGTTCGCGCCGGTCAGTTGGACGTACCGGCCGTTCTTCCAGGTGTACGTCCCGAGCGCGTTCTCAGGCGTGACCGAGTTCGCATATGCCGTCAGCACGTCGGGCGACTTCGGGGCCTTGAAATTGCCCCAGTTCGCCGCCGCCTGACCGACCGCCGCAAACAGCGATCCGGTCAGGGCGTTCCTGCCGGCTGACCGCGCCGCTGCGGCCTGACCCATGTACGCCTCGTACTGGTTGTGTCCGGCCTGACGCTGCAGCCGCGACGTCAGCTCGTAGTCCTGCGCCTGGTTGACCAGGGCGAACTTGCGCCGGGCCGTGTTCAGCGTCTGCTGCCTCAAGTCTTCCTCGCCCTGCACGACCGTGTCGGTCATCACGGCCGCCGGCGTGCCGCTGGCCAGAGACAGTCCGCTGGCGCCGTAACCGGCCGCCTGCTGCGCCTGAATGGCGCGGATGCGGTCGCGCATCTGGCGCTGCTCCACCGCGCCGGCCTGCGACACGGCCTCGGATTCTGCGCGGGCGCGTCCCGCGTTCTGCTCGGCGATGCGAGCCTGCGCCTCATAACTGTCGCGGGCGGATCGCGCCTGGAACTCCAGCGCCGCCGCCTGCGCCTTGCTGTTTCGATATTGAATGATTCCCTGCGTCACCGCCGCAGCGGCCGACAGGCCGATCATCACTGCGCTGCCCATTCAAGTCTCACCTCACAGAAAAGCGCACCGTTCTTCCCGAAGGGAGCCGGCGCGCAGATTTCACAGCCCAGCCACTTCGCCCATCTCAGCGACAGGTCGTAGCGGGCGTCTATATGCGAGCGCAGCCGCGGGTACTTCGCCGCCACAAGCGGCATGTAATCCCGACAGGTGCGCAAAAATGCAATTTTATGTTTCAGGATGTCCGTCGTGCCGAGCAGCCAGAACTCCGCCCAGTCATCGGGGCTAATTTCTTCATTGATGCCCCAGACGCACAGCGGAGTCGCGTATGGCCCAAGGCACGTATGAGCTTCCATCGAAAACAGCCACGAGCGCGTCAGCGCCACAAGCGGCTCCTCGCCCCACGAAGCCTGGCACTCCAGCCGCTCTTCCGGGCGGAAGCACTCCGCGATAAAGCGCAGGTGCCACCCCGTCGTCGGCACCATCTCAAGCAGTCTAGCCACCCGCGCTCACCTCCGGGACGATCGCCAGCACGCTTGCCGGCAGCGGATCCTTGGTCTCCACCCACACCGAGCCGCCGCCGTAGTCGACATAGCTGCTTGACAGGCTCAGATGGATGTCGCACGACCGCAAGCCCGTGGCCGCGTCGTACGGCTCGGCCGTGCGGTCGATGCTCTCCTGCAGGTGCGCCTCGTCAACGCCGGCCCACAGACCGCGCGTCTGCTCCACGCGAATGGCCACCGCCACCACGCGCGACCTCCGCGTCAGCTGCGCGCCGTCCTGCCGCTGCATGTTGAGGTCAAGCGTTCGCAGCTTGCTCTGGTAGGGCAGGCCGACGTGGATCACCTTGGCCGCCTTCGACAGGGTGATATTGCCGGTGCTATCAACTGTGAACTCGCCCAGGGCGCTGCCGTCGGCCAGCACCTGCACCTTCTTGCCGGCAAGGTGTGCCAGCCCGGATACGTTTGCGAAGAACGTACTCGTTCCGGAGCTGCTGCGCACCGTCACGCCGCTGTCGAGGTAGTACGCCTCGGCTGCGGTCGTGACCGCTTTGGGCTCCATGCGTTCAATGACACGCACCCCGTTGCGCATGACGCACAGGTACACGTCGCTGCCGTAGTCTCCCGGCACCGAAGCAATACTTTCTACTATGCCGTCGGTCGGATGCCGCGCCCAGGCGTACACGTCGTGTTCGCGCATGTACGTCAGCGACAGCAGCGCGCCGTCAGTTCTAACGATCCACGCCATGCTGTCGGGCTCCTGCTGGTAGCACCAGTCGCGGATGCTGGCATCGCGGAACAGGTGTTGCGCCATGACGCTGAGATCGTTGCCGGTGTAGGTGTCGGTCTCGTACTGGTAGCCCAGATCGCGTACGCGGAAGCCCTGCTGCTGGACGAACAGGATCATGTTGCCGCAGACAATCGGGTCAAGCCCGGTGCAGCCGCGGTATCCCTGCGGCTTGGCGTTGATGTTCGTCGGCGTCAGCGCCCCGTCAGCAGAGATCAGCCACTCGCTGCCGCTTGTCAGCACAACCAGGTTGCCGAGGCCGACGAAGTGTCGGATGACGTTGACCTGGCGCGCGGCCATCGTCGCCGAGATCGCGTCGTCGTCCAGCGTAGGCGACGAGTTGCCGAAGTTGTAGTAGTCGCCGGTGCGGCTCATCCACACCGTCTGCGGCTCGGCGATGGAACCGCCGAAGCAGAGACGTTCCTGATAAAAGCCCACCGCGCGCGGGTAGCCGTTTTTGCTGCTCCACGCGCCCTCCTGCCACAGTGCCGTGCCTGTGGTGGACACAAACGGCTCGGCCACGTCGACCGTCGCCGTGAGGCCGTTGGCGCTGACGGCCTTGATCGTGCCCCAGCCGAGGTGGTCCGTCTCCTCGGCGACGAGCTGGAAGTAGCCGCGATCCGCTTCCACATTGTCCTCGGGGATGAACGTGTAGAACGAATCGCTGACGAGCCGCAGCTGCGTAGGCTCGTCGAACTCGCCCGAGTCGGCGTAGTTCTTGGCGCTGTTTTCGGACTCGCGCGACGTGTACGTCTTCATGCGAACCCAGCGTCCTTCATCAGCATCGTAGCGTTCGAGGTAGACCTCGCCGGCCCAGAAGCCGTTGCTCTCCAGGCGCCAGGCCTTCCAGACAGTAAGTTGCGCGCCCCAGTCGGCGTCGGCTGCTGTCGTGTGGGTCCCCGAGAACGTGGCCGTAAGTCCATCCATTGACGAGGAGACTAAAAAACGAGAGCAGGCAATAGCATACTCGCCCTCGTGCCCCGTCTCATACTTGCCAACCTCGCCATCGCCCGAGTTGCTGCTCGTGATCGCCGTGATCGAAGAGACCGTGCCCGTTTTGTTGTGAATCTCGACCGTGTCGCCTACAGCGATAGTTGCCGCCTGCCTCGCCATGACCGTGAGCGAACTAATGTAGTTGTATCGCGTCGTAGAGTTGCCTTCATCATCCTCTACTTCGGTGATCGAGGCCAGGAGGCGTACTACGCCGACCTCATAGCGGGACGTGCTCGTGTCCGTGTGCTCCACCGCGTTGGTCGTCACCTTCTCGACGACCTCGTCAGCATGCTGGATCAGGGCGATAGCCGAGCCTGCCTGGCCGGCCTCGAACGCCGCAGCCGTGCCCGTGATCGATACCCGGCCCGATGTGCCCGACGGCGTCAGCGTGATCGCCGCCTGCTCTGCACTCTGCGTCCTGAATGGAGGCGGTGCGAAATTGCAGGGCGTCAGCGTCCATCGTGTATCGCTGTACCGTGCCAGCTCCCTCGGCGGGTGGTCCTTGTGGCAAATGTAGAGCACATCGGCCGACTGCGCGAACGACAGCTCCCAGATCTCCGCGATCGTGTACGGCACGTCCGACAGGCTGCCGACCAGCGCCCCGTCGCGGAAAAAGCGCATTTGCCCGGCGGAGAGCTCGACCACATAGGCGACGCTCTCGTTGTAGATGAACGGCACCAGCCGGCACTCGCCTGCGGCGTTGGCCACGTAGTGCGTACCGGGCCGGCGGCTCACCCCGCCGTGCGGATGGATGACGAAGTTTTCGCAGACCTTAAGGCCGACATTGTACTTGGCCATGTCGACGCGGCCCCACAGCGAGGGCGTCAGCTCGCCGGCCGCGAACGATGGCTGGATCGGGTACATGCTCATTTGCGCACGTCCACGTACTCGGTGACCACCGAGGTCTGCGCTTCGATCGAGAAGTTATCGTCGACGTTGACGCCGCGCCGCAGCCCCTCGTTCGCGTCGGCCATGACGGCCTTTTGCTTCGACATCAGGTAATACTGCATGATGTCCTGCCTTCTGGCCTCGCCGTCGCCCTTGAGCGACAGCGTCAGCTTGGCCGCCAGCAGCCACGCCAGCGCGTCGGCGAACGTCGGCGGGAATTCCGTCGGGTCCGTCACGCGCGCGGTGTACTCCGCGACGGCCGGCGTGATGTCGGCAATGATGACGCGCCCGCCGGACGCGCTGCGGCGGATCATCCAGTTGGCCCGCACCGTCGGTGCGTCCGCCTGGAACACGTTGCGCACGCGCAGGGCGCTGCTCGGGTAGGCGTACACGTACGCGCCCAGCGGGCTCGTCTCGCTGCGCGGTGCCAGCTCGGCCACCGCCGCCGCCCAGTTCCAGGGATATTCCTGCAGCAGTTCGTCCCTCGCCGGTTCATACCAGCGCTTGCACGCGCGCGCCTCCTCGGTGGCATCGGTGAGCTTCGCAATCACTCGCCCGATGCCCATGTTGTTCAGCGCCATATTACAAATACTGACTTCACTGTACATCGGGCTTCCTCCTCATAAAGGCAAAGCGGAGGGACTAGCCCTCCGCCTTCTTCCTCGTGCTCTTCTTCCTGGGCGCTGTTGCGACGACCTCGGCAACCGCCTCGTCACAGTGCTCCTTGTCCGCTGCCGCATCCGCCGCTGTGTCGCCCGCTTCAGCGGCGGCCTGTGCGGCCTCTTCCGCGATGCATTCCTCGGCGTCAAGCGGCCTCAGGTATTTGGAGTGTCTGCCGGCGTCCAGCTCGACCTCGGTGCCGCCCTTGAAAAAGCGGCCCGAGAAGTCGACGCAGTCCCTCTCAACGTAGAAGCGCATGGCGCTCACCTACGCCTTGAAGTCCTCGTAGCTGTGCTGCGGACCGTGCGTCAGGAACGCGGTGATGCAGCCGCTTGCGGTCTTGCCGCTCTCGGCCGTGGGCGTCAGCGTCACGCGCAGATAGCGGCGCATGCCGATGGGCACGCGGCCCGCCCAGGCGAGCTTGCCGTCCTTGACCGTCGCCGAGGCGGAGATCAGGGTCTCAACGTTCGAGCTGAAGGCGCTGCTGTCGCAGGTCTGCAGCGTGAAGGCGGCGCTGGCCAGGTTGGTCACGCCGCTGTCGTAGCTGCGCACATGCAGATACAGCTCGTCGAGGATCGCGTCGCCGGGCTTTTTCGCGTCGACGATGTCAGGCAGCGTGCCGGCAGAAGCGACGGAGAGAACGCCGAAAAGGAGATTGCTGTCAATGATCATGTGTATTCACCTCCTGATTACGCATCAGCAGCGACGGCGGCCTCGGTGTCGAGGATCGCGTCGCAGACCTTGATCGGGATGCCGCGGAAGCTGGTCTGAGGATGGCCGTCGACATCGCTGTAAGTCAGCATCAGGTTGGCCACCGTTCTTGCCTGCTTGTCGAGTGCCGTCGCGATCGTCTCGTTGCAGTAGATCACCGGACGGCCGATCTTCGCCGCGGGGATGCGGTGCGACGCCGTGATGAGCAGGTCGATCAGGTCGGCCGCGTTCGCACCGTTCAGGTTGCTGACGTCGATGTTGGCGATGCGGACGCCGTAGCGCCAGTCGCGGACCGTAAAGCCCAAGTCCCACTTGTAGTGGCTGCGATAGATCTGGTACATGCTGCCGTCGGCCTCGACATGCGTCTGCTCGCCCAGGTCCTGATGCGATAGTCCCGCCTTGCTGCCCTTGGGGTACAGCCCGCACATCGTCTGCGTGCCCCAGTACAGCAGCCAGATGCTGGTGTTGTCGCTGCCCACGCCGCCGCCGTTGATGACGTTGTACGAGGACTTCTGCTTGTCCGTGCCGTACCTGTTGTAACGTGCGGCCAATCCCGTAAATTTTTCGGGATCGATGGCCGTGTCGCCATAGAACAGAGCGCTAGCCATCTGCTGGTTGAGCCCCTCCAGGAACGCCGCGCTCTCCGTGAGCATGAACGCTGCCTTGTCGGGGGCCATGTCGGCCAGGGCCTTATCGACCTGGCTGTACGCCTCGAGCATGCCGCAGGTGTCGGTGACCTGTCGGGTCGTGCTCTTGTCCGGCTGCACGCCCTTGTACAGCTGACGCCAGGTGCCCTGCGGCAGGCCGGTTCTGATGGTCGTGCGGTTGACCATGCCGCTGTTGCACTCCTGCACGACCATGTCGTTCAGGATGGGGTTCTGCTCGTTGAGCATCTCGACGATCGTCGCGATCTTGCCGTTCGGATCGGTTCTCCGCGCCACATCAAGCAGCGTCGGATACAGTGCCGAAAGTACTGCCATTGCTATCTCCTCCTTGGATTAAAGGGTTTTGTCAAAAAGCTGTTTAGCTACGGCATCGGGGGTCATGTCACCCGCCGGGCCGTGCTTGCCGCCGTCCGCCCACCTGTCCTCTGAGAACTCCCGGCCGACGGCCACCAGGAATCTCACCATGGTCGGATTGCGGTCCAGACCACTCTGCTGCAGCAGCGTGTCGAGGTCGGCGCTGCCGAATTTATTCAAAAGACGCGTCCCGTACAGCAAGTTCTGCTTGAGGTCGGGACCGCCAATGTCCTTATCCGCCTTCAGCTCACGCGTCCACTGCGCGATCGTCTCCTCGCGCGCCTTCGCCTGGGCGTCCGCGTATGCCTTCATCTGCGCGAAGTGGAAGTCGGCCAGCTTCTGCGCGGCCTCCTGCGACACGCCAATCTCCTTCAGCACCGGCGTGATCTGCTCCATCGCCGCCTCGTCGACGACGTAGCCCTCGGGCATCGCGAACTCGTACTTCTCAGGCGCAGCCGGTGCCTGGGCCTTCGGCTCCTTCGCCTGCTGCGGCTCGGGCTCCTTCGCCGGCGTTGGGTCCGTCTGCGGTGCCTGGTCTGTCTGCTGCGTCGGTTCCTGCGCCGGATCCGCTGCGCCTACGACAGAGATGTCATCGTCGGTCGGCGCAGTGCCGACGACGGAAATGTCATTCTGCTCGCTCATTACTCATCACACTCCATCCCATAATCAGCACAGGCAAGAAGAAAACCGAGGAAAGCCCAGAACTTGTTCTTGATACGGTCACGGCAAATGTCCATGCCGATTTTCAGATCATAAGTCTCAGGCTTTACGCACGCGGAAGCCTCGATCACCTTGAACTTGTTGACAGCTGTCGCCATACCGACGACGGTACGTTCGTCAAGCTCGTGGTACTCAAAGAATCCGGCAAAGCGGTCGACGTCAGACTGAGAAATCTTGTTATCTTTTTCGAGCTTGAAATAGTGGCGCTTGAAATCATCTGCGGGGCAGTAACTCTCGTAACCGTCTGGATAGATCACCTTGACGCAATCTTTCCCGTCGACGTTGACAATCTGGCCGTCACTTTTGATCTTTTTAACGCTGATATAGCTATTCATGCTCCTGTTCCTCCTGCTGCTTTTCGTTCTGCTTCTGCTGCTGCTTCAGCCACTCCGCGTACTCCTTCATGCAGCTGATAGGATCACCTCCCGCGTTCAGGACCGCGGAGAAGATCCGAACGCCTACGTTCCGCTCACCTTCCCTCAGGTAGGTGGCGTTGGCCTGGTCCATCGCGCACGGCGCGAAGACGCCCGTCTCACGCATCAGCAGCGCACAAAAAAGGCGGCCTGCCTCAGTTCCAAGCAGCGCCGCCACCATCTCTTTCTCGTTCGTGATCATCACACCATCTCCTCACCGGGCATCGTGCCCGACATCATAGGCCCGATCAGCGCATCGAGCGCCGATCCGCCTCCCTGCACCGGCGTCTGCGACAGAGCCTGTGCGCCCTGCGCCGCCTGTGCTGCCGTCTGTGCGGCCGCCTGTTCCTGCGCCGCCTGCTGCGCGGCCTGCTCCTGCGCCTGCCGCTGAGCGCGGATCATGGCGACCTCTTCTTCCTGTCTCAGGATCGCCGCCGGCGCGCCGACGAGGTCGCGGTACGTGCGTACCACCTGCTCGCTGTCCAGCGCGTCAAGCACCGTCGGGTCGACCTGCGCGATCTGTCCGGCAAACGCCACCGTCTGCTCGATCGCCGACAGGCCCATCATCTTCTGCGCCTGGGCGAGGATCGACACGAACTCGATCTTGATGTCCGCGCCCTGCATCTGTTCAGGCGGCTCGGGCACCATGCCACGCTCCAGCATCAGGTCGAAGATACGGTCGATCGCGGGGATCAGCAGCTCCCACTCCAGCGACTCAAGCACCGGCCCGAGCGCCAGCATCTTCTCCTCGTGCCGCTCGGCCACCTCGCGCGCCGTCATCTGGCCGTTGTCCTGTTCACTCAGCATCATGAACAGGTCGACGTACATCGACTTGCGCACGTCATTTTTGTACTGTTCGATACTGCCGGCCAGGTCGGCCAGATTGAGATTGACGTTGTACAGCGGCGCGATCTGCGGGCCGAGCTGCCCGCCCGTGATGTACGTAATCATGTTCGCCCCCGACTTGACGCCGCCCTCAAGCACCTGACTCGACGCCACAAGCGGCGGATTGACCTGCTTCTTGATGCCGGTCAAAAAGTCGCGCTTCATGGCCATGAGCGTCTTCACGTCGGGCAGCGCTTCGGACGCCGGACCGTAGCCGTAAATGTCGGCCTCGCCCACCATCCACCGCGGCGCGCAGACCGGGAACGTGCGGTAGCCGCCAATGCGCAGCATCTTCTCCTCGCCGTTGCCCGGCTCCCAGTAGACACTCAGCCAGGGGAAGCGCGACGCGCCAAGCGTGTCCGGCTCGATCGCGTGCCGCACCTCAAACAGCTGATCCCGGTGCGACTCAAGCGCCGACCTCACGGCAGTGCTGCAGTTGGCCTCGCCAAACTCTGCCGCCATCTCGCCCGCCGTCATCCACAGGTCGCGGTACAGCGAGTCGATGCGCGAGCCTGTCGAGCGGCCGAGGTAGTACGTGCCCGTCGACAGCGTCGTCACGTCGATCACATGATCCCAGTCCGGCATGATCACCAGGCAGCCCGTGCCGAACACGGCGATCTCCTCATACAGCGAGTGCAGCGCACGATAAAAGCCGCTTGCTGCCATCACGCGCATCATCAGCGACTGCACCTTATCGCACCACTCCTGCACGCCCTGTACCTCTGCCATCTCGGCGTCATGCAGCGACAATTTGAACCACTGCCGAGAGGGCGATGTCAGGCCCGACTGCATCCCTGCGCTCAGCATCCGCAGCGCCGTCAGCGGCGTGCTGTCGAGTATCTTGCTCAGGTCCGGCCGGTACTCGTCCGGCATCTCGCCCTTGAACCGCCCGCGGTACGGCATCACGTAGGCGCGAAGGTCCTTCCACTCGCCCTCGTGCTTCTGTTCGATCAATCTCAGCGCCCCGCGGCGCTGTTCCAGATGTTTTCGAAGCGCTGCCGCGTCCATACTAGTCTCCCAGTCGCTGCTTGCCGGTCGCCAGGCCGGCGTCGGCCATCGGCGCGCGGTACGTCGATGCGACGCCGCGCTTTTTGCGCTGCCTGGCCATCTCCCGCGAGCGCGTCGACTCGTTCGTCGTGCCGCTGCTCACATCCGTCGCACCCGGCACCGGGGCCGGCGTTGGGATATACGTCTCTTGGCTGCTGTAGCTCGGTGTTGAGCTGCCCATGTCAATCGCCTCCAAAAAAGTCATAGTCGCTCTCGGCCACATCCTTGCGCTTTGAGCGGTCCAGCTGCGTGCTCACAGGCACGGCAAACGTCAGCGCGAGCGCATCCGCCACATCAGGCGAGTGCAGCCCGCGCTTTTTCATATCTTCTTTTTTCTCAAGCTGCACAAGCCCCTTGGTCGTGAAGCTGTACTCCGGTGCGGTCAGGTCGTCGCGCAGATCTTCGTCGGGCGGGATCGCGCCGTCTTTCAGCCAGTCGCGCATCCGCCACCACATTTCGGACCGCTTGTTGAGGCAATTGGCCAGCCCCGAAGCGCCGCCAAACTGCACGTCGATCGGCCTGTGCCCCATCTGCCGCAGACGGTCGCACACACCGGCGCCCACACCGCCGGCGTCGATCATCACAGCGTCGGCCTTGTGCTCGTCCATCAACACGGCAATGCGGTCGGCCGTGGCCATCAGATCCATGCCTTGACACGTCCAGAGCAGCTCGGCATACAGCCCCTGGCGCTTGAACACCACCGTGCGGTCCCCGCCGAAGCGCGCCACGTCCACGCCGAGGATCACGGGCGCGTAATTGTAATCCTGCGGCAGAAGGTGACGCGACTGCGCCGCCTCGACGATGTCCGTGCCGATGAACTGCAAATCGCCGGCCCTGGGGAACTGCCCCAGCACGCGCACGCGGTAGATGTCGCTGTCTTCGCCGTAGATCGTGCGCACCTCGTCCACGTACTCACGCGCGACATGCGGCGAGTCTAAGCACGAGAACGTGAAGCGCTGCCACCTGTCGCGGTCGCGGTGGAACGAGTTGTAGAAGTAGCCGCTCGTCCTCGTCGGGTTGGCGGCCATCAGCACGCGTGCGCCAGGCGTCGAAAGAGCGCCCTGCGCCACCTGAAACACCACGTCATCCACGCCTGACGCCTCGTCGATGAGAAAAAACAAGTTCTCCGCGTGGAACCCCTGCAGCGCCTCCGGGTTCTCCTTGCGTCCCGTGCGCGCCACCGCGAAGCCCGTGCAGTCCCTGTACCGCACCTGGTCACTCGTCACTTCGAGCGCGTTCTTCCACAGACTCGGCAGCCGCGCGCCCCACTTGCGCACCTCCGTCCAGAGCACATCGTTCAGCTGATGCGCCGTCGGGGCCGTTGTGGGGATCTTCACATCGTCGAAACACGTCAGTGCCCAGAGGATCAGCCAGGCCATCAGGGTCGATTTGCCCGTGCCGTGGCCGGACGCGATCGTCACGCGCGCACCCGGTACGGCAAACGCCCGGAGCGCTTCCGCCTGCTGGGCGCTCGGCTCCGCCTGCAACGCCTCGCGCACGAAGCGCACCGGATCGTTCCGCCAGGCGCTGATGAAGGAGATCAACTCATCCACGGCGCTTCAGCTCCTCCAGCACCGACGACACCGTCAGCTCGCCCTTCAGCGTCATCTTGTCCGTGTACATGCCCAGGTGCCGGCCCAGCAGTTCCAGCGTCTTCGCCGCCACCTGCATGTGCGGAGCGTCATCGCACTCAGACGAGCGCACAGCCAGGTCCTTGAGCTTTTCGATCACCCAGTCCTGCGTGATTTCCGTACGCTCTTGCCGTTTCTTCAGCCGTCCAGCCAGTTCCTGGGCAATCCTAGTTTTCCCTAGCAACTGAGGTCCGATCTTATCCGCGTTTTTCTCGCTGTATCCGGCACGCTTAGCAGCCGCAGTGGCGTTGAGATCAATGAGATACTCATCGATAAAACGCCTTTGCTTCTCTGTCAGCGTCATTTTTTTATCCCTCGCCACCGCAGCTCACCTCCTTGTAGGTATAAAAGAAGCAGACGCTCCTGGGGGGAGAGCGCCTGCCCGGTCCTAAGGTATTGGTCTTTCGTCTTTCGTACACGATAGCATAATATCACGGACCTATGTGCCATTGTGTGCCATCTTTTCGGACAGTGCCAAAATGGCCTTGCGGTGCAGGCGATGAGTCTGACGCCACGCGTAGTTGATAGCCACCGCGATCTGCTCCCAGCGCTCCCCCTTGACGTAGCGGAGATACAGGACCGTCTGCAGTCTCTCATCGTCGACGCACTTGATCGCCGCCGTGATCTCGTCGACCGCTGCCGTGTACCTCATGATCTCTCCGGCGATCGTAGCGTCAAGATCGACCAGTCTGGCTACCGCGTCTGCCAGCGTCACCGGCTCACCGCCCTGCGTGATGCTTTTGCTGTAGTCCATCCCGCGCACGCCCTCGGCCAGCTCCTGCATCTGCCGCCGCTGCTCCTGCAGCTTCGTGATGCGGATCCGCAGCCAGTACGCCCGCGACAGCCAGGCTATAATTTCTTTTTCGGTCATAATCCCCTCACGATGATGTGCGTGCTGTCTTCGGCCCCCCAAATACGCCGGGCATACAGTTCAACGACCTGCTTGTCGTTTTTGATCACGCCGGCGGGAGCCAGACAGTCTTGCAGCACTTTGATCCGATTGTCAACATCCCAGGGCCGGCGATCCTTCGACGTGAAGACGATCTTCACGCTCGTCGGGCCGCCCCAGGGCGTATCGTTTTTTCGGAAAAAATTCATCATGATCCCAACGACCTGTTCCTGATACCGCCGCCCCTCGGCTGTCTTGTACCGTGCGATTCCCCGCCCCGTGCGGTACACATGATTCACCGTCGGCGGCAGTCCTGGAAGGATAACATCAAGCAGCGTCTTATTCATTCTTTACCTCCCACGGGAAAGGATGATCGCTTTCAAGCTCAGCAGAGGTAAAACAGTACATGCTTCGCCATATCCATGCTTGCTGCCGTGCTTGTTCTCGCTCTTCACTGACTTGCGCTAACTTGCGCTGACATTCAGTGCAGCGCTTGCTCGCTTCGTCACGCTCATGCTGTGCTTCAACGCTGATCTTGATGCAGTTGTCTCGGTCTTTGCGCAGGGCGTCGCGCTGCTGGATGGCCACACGTGCCACCGCCTCCAACTTTTGGACTTCCTGCCGCGCTTCGTTGCGTTCTGCACTGACTTGCGCTAACTCACGCTGAAATTCTGCGCAACGCTTGCGCGCCTCATCGCGCTCTTCAACCAACTGTTCAACGATTGCCCGCAGCCGTTCAAGCCTCACGTCCATCGTCCTTCACCTCCGCGCGGCTGTTCCAATGTTTCACAGTCCAATCGATATGGCCTTCATAAGTGTGCATGTGAGCGCCGCAATAACCACAGGCAATAGTTTTGTTCTCATTGATTTGAGGTCTGCGCCCACAAAACGGGCACGGCTTCAGTTTTTCGAGTTCTGGCATAGATTATTCTCCCTTCGTTTGATCTCGATCCCCAGCACATCCTCCCAGGCTTTCAGAAGATCGGCGTCGGCCGGTTCGCGGCCTTCGGTCATGATCGCGACTCTCTCGTCGTAAGCGTCCCACAGCTCCGGCCAAGCTGAATCGTCGTTGAACGTGACGATCGCTTCACCCACCGCCAGCGGCATCCGCACCCATTCATCGCGCAGCTGCACCACATACGCCGGGTCCATCTTTGTCATGAGCCAGTTGAAAAAGTCTCTGACCGTCCGCATCTGTAACTTTCCTTTCCGCCTTTTCGGATTTTCGCGCCAAGTTTCGATTCTGATTTCGCGCCCAAATGACCGAACCAGGGGGGAATCCCATGAGGATTTACTCATGGGTTCCCCCGGTAGGTTATTGGGTTGTTTTTTACTTAGTGCCTATCAGGTACTGAAATATTTCTTTATAGGGTTTTAGTACCAGTTAGGCACCGATTTTTGTATTTCCGTTCCTGGTAGGTACTTTTTACGATTAGACAATAATTTTATTTTTCTTTTTTTGTAATGTATTGAACATCGTCAATCGTAAATGTTGCGTATTGATTTGCTTTTTTGATCTCCTTTTTAATCGTCGATTCCGCCGGTTTGCCATTCACCTGCATATATCCGACGATCTCCCTCAGCGGCACGTTGCCGCCTCCGCAGGCTTCATACGCCTCGTCCAGGTCGCGCGCCCAGTCTTCGGCCGTGCGCTGACTCTTGCCCACGCCTTTGCCGCGCGCCACTGTCTCGCCGTTTTTCGCCTCGGCCAGAAAGTTCCAGGTGTCCAGACGGTGCAGCGGATAGTCAAACCACAGCCGCACGGGCGCCGGCGGGGCAAACTCGCGCAAGGTGCCCGACATCTCCCAGGCCGTCAGCGTCGTCGAGCAGTTGGGATTTTGGCCCGCGTAACGGTCGATCATGCCCGGCTCCACCTTCAGCTCCAGCAGGTCGAGAATGGCGTCAGGATCGCGGGCAAACACGCCGCTGCCGCTGCTTCGGTCGGCGCCTTTGCTGTACTTGGCACCGGCTCCTTTGCTGTGATGGTGACAATAGACCATCGCTGCTTCCAGTTCCAGACAGACGCGGTCGAAGTAGCTGCAGAACTCGGCCATTTCCGTGGCGTCGTTCTCGTCGCCGGTGATGACTTTATAGATCGGGTCGAGGATCACCGCTTCCAGTCCTGCCGGCTTGAAGCGCCGGATCAGGAAGGGCGCCAGCCGGTTCATCGGCACGGCACGGCCGCGCAGGTCCCAGATTTTGATGTTGTCCTTGTGCGCCGGTTTCAGATTCAGCGCCCTGTACAGGTCGATGAAGCGCCGGATGCAGCTGGCATGATCCAGCTCCAGATTGACATACAGCACCTTGCCCATGCGGCAGGGATGCCCCAGCCACGGCAGCCCCTCGGCCATGCAGATCGCCAGCAGCATCAGCATAAAGCTTTTGCCGGCTTTGCTTGGGCCGGAAAGCAGCAGCTTATGCCCCACGCGCAGCACGCCGCCGATCAGTTCCTCTTTCAGCTCAGGAGGATCGTCCCAGACGTCGGCCAGCGAGAAGTCGTCGGGCAGATTGTCGTTCTGTTCATCCGCCCATTCCTTCCATTCGTCATAGCTGGCTGCGCCCATGTTCGTGGCGATGATGTACTGCCAGCGGCTGCCTCGCTTCACACCTGGCAGGCGGCTGTAACGGCTTTCGTTTTTGTCCTGCGTGTCGATGTGCAGGCCGTTCTTTTTACAGAAGTCATAGAGGAAGTTGACGCGCTCCTGGTACTGGTGCCGGCTTTCGGCATCCACGCGCACGATCGCGTGCAGGCTCTTGTTGCCCGAGTGGACCAGCACCGCGATCGGCAGGTTCAGCGCCTTGTACAGGCTGTACTGTTTTTCCGGGCTGTCGGTGTCGCTCTCGACCAGGCAGTAGTGCCGGCGTGTGATGTTGGCATTGCCTTCGCCCTCGCCGTCTACGGGATTGAAACGGATGTACGCGCCGCCTTCCGATTCGCCGCAGATCGAAGCGTTCTCGATGCCGCCGCGCAGAGCCTCGATCAGCTGTCCGGCCGTGCGGCTTCTCACGCTTTGGCGCGGGATCCATCGGGGCTTTTG